GCTGCCCATAAAGGGCCTTCTACTGCAAAATGTTTTGCTGCATCGGCATGGTCGCCTGATACATATTTTGCGTTACTACCTGACTTTGTAGGTCTCATGTAAGTGTTAAAACTCCACTCTGCTGGTGCAAAAGAGTCGGTGAACATTGCTCTACCTCTCTTACTGTAACCAGCGGATGTTGCCGCTTCACTTAATGTTATTTCTGAAGTATTTGTAGCTTGGCTGAAAGAAAATCCATCCAGTACAGGTATCTCATAAAGAGCTGTCTGTCCTGTTGTGCCATCTTCTGACCATTCCATAAATACTTTGGTATCTCTACTAAAGAAAAATGCCATTTTATATATCTCCGTTAATATCGAATCTCTACGGCGATTTCTCCAACACCGAGAGGTTCTAATACACCTTCATCTGTATCTACAGTTAAGATTGAAGTCTGTACTGTAGACTGAGATGTTCCTGTTGAATCTGTGTAAGTTAATGGATCATTATCCTCTAACACAGTTTCTACATCTTCTAACAATTCTTCGAGTGCTTCAATGACATCATTGTCATCTGATACATAACATCGAACTGTTATTCTTAAAAATCTAAATCGAAAGCCACCGCCATCGTATTCTCTTGTTTCGCCCCCTGCTCCTATATGGATGGTAGGGAACTCATTCACTTCGTCCCAAAATTTCAGTCTGCGCTCTACTTGACTAACAGAAGTTCTCATTGGAGGACTTCCATTTATCTGCGTTTCTAACGCTACTGCTAAGGCTTCGACTATGGCTCTACGACGCGACGAATATCTTCTTGCTTGTGCTGAGTCCATTATACTCTCCTTACTTTGAGGAATTTATCTCCTATTATACTTTGTGCTATTGCTCTAACACTATCCCCTATTATCTTTCTTGGGTCTCTTTGTGTACTGCCTTGCTTATATCCTGGTTCAAACGTTTGATAAGGCATTTTCATATAAGTATAGTCTACTTGTACACCCCCTCTTGGCCCGACCATTACTTGTGTAGGTTCTACACTATTAGCAAATCTACCACTTCTATACACTAATGCTCCACCTTGTCCCATTCTACTTGCTACTTCTTGAGGTAGTAAGTTTTCTAACATTGCTTCTAAGTGTAAGGGACTTTGTGCTGTCTTTGCTTTGTCTACTGTTCTTGCTTGAGATTTAGGCATCCCTCTGTCTTTTGCTGCGACTACTGATAATTTTTTAGTCTTAGCTTTGCTCTTTTGTTTTGCAATTCTTTTCTTCTGCTTTTCTTTGTACTTAGCTTTTTTAATTAATTCTTTATTTATTTTAAATCTTAAATCAGGAAGTCCTGATGCTGTTTTCATTGCTAAAGGTACTTTTGCAAATACTCCTCTTTCTGCCATTTCTAGTATTGAAAGAGATCCTTTATATTTAGGATTAGAAAACTTCGTACTTACTTGCTTTTCCAGTTTTTTAAAGAAACCGTCTAAACTCTTGTCTTTCACGAACGGTCCGCCACTATCTGCCTCTCGTTGTAAGGCATTTTGACTTTGAGTTCCAAAAACAATTTTTATACTAATTTCTTTTAAAATGGCTTCATCAATATTAAATATATCAATCTTTGACATTCCCTTAATTACATAAGCCGCATTAAATTTTCTATTAATCTCCCTCTTTATCTGTTCTACTCCATGGGCTTTATGATTAATAGTTGCATTAAAGTCTCGGGCTTGCATACTCTGTAAAAAGTTCATCATTCTAACAGTAGTATCACTTCTATCTGTTCCTGTATTATGTTGACTCTGGTGAGGAGTTCCTCCATGTAATCTACTTCCAGTTCCTTGCGTCTTGCCTTGCATTACTGGAGTAGTTGTACTGCCACCAAAACCACTTAAAGGAGAGCTACCTTTTCCATATCCTTTTGCCATGAGGCCTTTTCTCATAGCTACTCCTGCTCCTCTAAATACGTTAGTTTGAGCATAAAGATGTCTCCCTGCAGCATATGAAGATGGTGTTGTTCTTCCATAACTTTCATAAAATATCAATACTATGGCACTTCCTCTATTTTCAACTTGTACTTGTGTTCCATCTAGATCAGCTGGGTCTGGCTCAGCTGTTACTACTGTAAATTTCTGAGTCGTTAATGCACTTACCCATCTGCTTTTAACATTTAACGACTTGCATACCACATCAGCTACATTCTTCATATCTTGCAGAACTTGACCTGACATAGCTTTTGGCGTTACGCCCTTTTTTCTCATGTATGAATAACACGCCCATACTAAAACTCCTGCTGTCCACTTTGGAGTATAATGCATTTCAGTAGTATACATTTTACTTTGTTCAGCTACCATATCGTCATAAGGTTTATCGTTATATTTGTCTAGCATCTTATCTACTTCGCCAAACATGTTACTTAGTGCCATTAAATAACAACTCTATATAAATCTAGTACTCTCTTAATATGGTCTGGAAAGTCAGTACTTGATTTTATACCTGAAGTTCCTTGGTTACTCATTTGGGCATTGCCTAAACTTCTTCTTTCTTTATGTTCGTCTTTCATGTAGTAGTTAACTAAATCAAAGAGTGCGAGTTTTAAATCACTTGGGCATGTTGAGTATCCTGCATTATATGTAATTTGTACAGAACCTACTCCTTTCTTCCAAGAGATTGGATTACCACTCTCATTTGTTCTTACGACTGCATCACTTTCTACATCTACATAGTATTCGTAGTTGCCTGTAGTGAGAGTTACATAAGGACTTCCATAGTCTGGTCTTTCTTTTACTGTATCAACCGTAACTAACGGACTTTCACTCATTGTAATGGTGCTTGTGTAGTTGTCATTGATTGTAAAAGTTTCAACCTTATCTGTAGAATAAAAGTCTACAAAACTTATTCCGCAATACTTCTTAACTAAATCAGATACCAGAGGTACCATAACAGATAGACGGTCGTCATCCTTCTCGCCTCGGAGTCCTTCTGCGTCTTTGTATTCATTTACTGTTATTAAGTCTGCCATAGTTAAAAAGTGTGGGGTTTTAGGTAAACCCCACAAAAACCTATTAAGCTATTAAGAAGCTTTGTACTGTAGTAAGTGACAAGAAGTGGTTGCATCGATTAGATCGGTGAAGCCAATTCTTTGTGAAGCTACAAGAACTCTTCTTTGGTTAGCTACTTCGTAGTCGGACTCAATGGTTACACCTCTAAGTCTTGGTAATACAAAGTTTCTTGGGTTAACCGCAAGAGCGTGCATTTTTGAAACTGCTGGTGTAGCAAATTCATCACACATTAATACTCTTGAACCAAATACGGTTCCAATTTCACCAGTTAGCTTAGTTGCCTGATTACCAACTAGGTTAGCATCTTGGAACTCAGCATCTTCTAGTAATTCGTAGTAGCCTCTTTGAGAGACAACATATACTACGTCTGAAGGATTGATACCATATTTACCCATGTTCTTTCTAGCACCTAACAACGCTGCTGCTGTTAGTTTATCAGAAGCAAAAGCTGTAGCTGATTGGGTCTTGTTAGCCCCAGCCATTGTGATTAGCCCTTCAAAAGCTGCACCGCCAGTACCAAAAGCACCGTCTGCGTGATTACCAGCTAAGATAGCATTTTCCATTGCTCTAGCATGAGATCTTACCATTGATTCTCTAATTAAAGGAAGAATCGGTAGGATAGCATCTTCTTCAGTTTCATTACCTAAGTATGATTGTGAAATTAATTTTTTAGTTGAAAGTGTTCTCTCAGTTAAGTCGACACCTGCTCCATTAGCTGGATCATATGCATCGCCTCGTGGGTCTAAGTTACCTTTCGGTGCGCTTCCAGAAGCTGTTTGGTTAGCTGTAAATTCAGCATAGCCGCTATCTGGTAAGATTGGGATAATCATATTAGCAGAGTTCATTGGGATTTCTCTAAATAGAGGAGCCAATACTAACTCATTTTGAATATCTCTTTCAATGTTAGTTGAAACGATTTGCTCAAAATCAGCTGATGATACTTCAACACCTGACATTACATTAACTTTTTCCATTAATGATTTTGCATGGTCGTTATTCCAACCTTTTCCTGTAGCAAGACCAGCGAATTTAGCGTCGATTACATCTTCTTTAAATTCTGTTTTCCAGTCTGTGCTTCCTGTTCTATCACCGAAGTGTCTTTTTGACTCACGAATATTCATGATTTCTGATGATTTCTCAACTAGCTGAGCTTCGAGTTCTTTAACTACTTTGCTAAGATCTTCTTGCTTTTCGTTAACTCTTTTCTCAACATCTGAGATAAGCCTTTCGGCTCCTGTTAATCCTGCTTGGATTACAGATTTTTGTTCTTCCTGTTTAGCTTCTTGAACAGCTTTTTCTTGAACTTCAACTTCTGCTTGCTTTTCAGCCTGCTCGTTTAAAGTTTTTTCTTCAGCTGCTTTAGCTTCTGCTTGTTTCATAGCAATTGTAGTTGCAGTTTTTTCTGCCACTTCTTTTGCGAATGACTCAAGGTCAAAGCCTGCTTCAGGAGTCTTCTTTTCTTCTGACATTTTAGTCTCCATGTTATGGGATTGCTCCCCGCTTGGCTGCTCAATTTTAACAGCGTCTGCTGCTGCACCTGAGTTAGCCTTAATAAATTGGTTTTGGAATTTTTTATATTCTTCCATATTATCGAATGATTTTGCTAAAGAGAACGTTGCTCCCTGGTTGCAAGGCACTGATACTACAGAAACTTCAAAAAGTTCCGCGTCCTTTATCTTATATCCATCGGTTTCAGTCATATAATCAGCGTCCTTGACTTTGAAACCAACAGAAAAAGCTCCAAGTACGCCATCTTTAATTAAATTCTTTATTTCAGCATTGGCATTAGATATCTTTGCAGTTATATCTAAGCCTTTATCGGTTACTGCTAAATCAGTAGCACGTCCTATAGGTTTATTATAGTCGTGATTAAACAAGATTATTGGATTACCTTTAAAGTTCTCCAGTCCGCCTGATTTTGTCCATGCTTGTGCTTCAATTATGTCGCCTGCACGATCTAAATCGATTGTACTTGCGGAACCTTTAATTTGTAAGCAACCGTCGTCGTCTTCTCCTAAAGATTTAAGAGTGGACGCCCAATGAAAAATTTTATCCGACATTATTTCTCTCCTTTCTTAGTAGCTTTAGGTTTAGGTGCTGTTACTTCCTCTACCTTTGGTGCTACTACTTGGACAGGATAACGTTTGTTCATCATAGAAATAACTCTAGCCCAAGAACCCCATGCTCTTCTGAGCAAAAAGTCTTTAACTGGAACATCACTTCCATGTGATTTGTATTCGGGCAAGCTCATAGTTTCAACGCCTTTGCTGGCGCAGAAGTCTGAAAGAGCTTTTACCATCATATCTTTTGTCATATTTAGTCCTCTGTGTCTTCGGGCGGTCTCCCGCCTTCTGCTGGATTTGCTGCCGAGCCTGCGATATTTGCAGGAACTCTTGGTTTATCGAATCCGTCGATCTTCTCAAGTCGTAAGGCCTCCCTTGCTTCGTTCGGTGTTAATATACCAGTGTTCACAAGTGTAGCGTAATACGCAGCTTGGTCTTTTAACTCTGGTTGAAGTGCAGGAATACCTGACACTTCTTCGTCCAGTTTAAAGCCGAAGAATCTCTCGAAAGCATATGCTATTTTATTAGTAATAGGCAATATGGTTTCTAAGTAATAAAGACGGTGATTAGGGCGAATGTTCGCATTATTACCGCCATCCATTAAAATTGGTGGTATTCCTAAAGCTTCTAAGATAATCTTCTCATTAGCTTTGATACCATCTTGGAAGTCTAAATCTTTGAAGTTAACTTCAGTTAGATTTTCAACTTCTAGTCCACCATCTAAAAATAGTGGTCTTCTACCACCAGACTGTGGATTGTATCTTGCAACCCAAGCTGATAACATTCTTTCTTTAATCTTTTCAGAAAGAGTGTTTGGTGATTTTAGTACTAGTCCTGGAACTGCTCCATTTTTGAAGAAGTTATCCTGGAAGTTTCTCATACTAGACAATAGTTGCATTGTTCTAAATGCAGGTTTAAGTCTAGGTACTCCTCTATAAATAGAGTTGAAACTGTTTTCTTTTATGTGGATAATTTCACTTGGATTATAGTCTATACTGTGGTCATATGTATATTTTTCTACATAAGTATTATCATCAGTATGAATAACCATGTGGTCTGCTGGAAGATGGTACAGATGAGCACCATCAAAATATATAAATATATTACCATCTATCATTAAATCAATTATTAAGTTTCTTTTAAAAGCACTTACATCTTGAAATGGGTTAGGTTGTACATTTAGTAGAATATTGACTTTTGACCGTCTTATTCCTTTATATGCACTATCTAATCCTGTTACTTGCTCACCTACATCGAAAGGTATTTCCGCAGCGTCATCCACTATCATGTTGACTGCTCGGTTTACTACCTCTAATTGTTCGTAAGCATTACGGTAATTGGTAATGTTCTCTCTAGAAAGTACTTCTAGACCTTGATCTCTTGAGATGACAAATTGAGACGGATTGAGTTTTTCCTCAATGTCTCTATTGTTACCTGTTATAAAATCATACCATGCCATGTTTGTTTCTCTGTATCTCTACCCAATGTTGTTGTTTCTTTGCTGTTATTAGTGTTGGGCGTTTTCCATAGATACCATGTAATCTTAAATGGTGGCTATGACATAGTGTAACAGCATGGTCATAAAGTTTTTCGTGTTCCTCTTGTATAAATCTTTCTCGAACACCTAAAATTTCGTCTTCTGAAGTTATGGTTATCTTATTTTTCTTTAGCCATACTTCTAATAACTCGGTTAAACCATAAAAATGGTGAAAGTCTAAGTTCTCTTGACTGCCACAAATATAACATTCCGTTCCTTTATTATATTTAGACTTGGCTTTGTCCCGAACATACTTTACTAAATCTCTTTTTAAAGTCATAAACCTACTTCTATATTAGAATTGTACCAAATATTCGAGCATATGTCAAGAACTATTTTTTGGTGGGGTATATTAGAATGATGTAACACTTGTCTCGAACGAATAAAGTGCATACCGTAAGGCATCTGCCATGTGACAGGCATAGTTATGTTTAGGTTTTTCTCTTAGTAAATTAGGATTTGGATCCCACTGATATTGGTCTAAGCTTATCAAGGACTCTTCACATCTTTGGTGAACTGTTAATCTGTCATTGTCGATAATACCGCCTACATGTCCAATACCGTCTAGTACTGATTTTTTAGCGTTGATAGTAGTAATATCATAATTTTGTGCAAAGTCAAATCTTGTTTGTTGAGCTGCTGAGTCAATGTAAATATAATCTATTCCCCACTTATCAACTAGTTTACCTATTTCTATAGCGTGTTGTTCAGTTGTTCTTTCAGAATCAAAGTATTCATCTAAGAGATAATATCTTTCTGCGTCCCAGTCATATGCCATAACACAAAAAGCTGTGGGATCTCTATAACCTACGTCCATTCCTGCAAACACATCCATTCCATTTAAGTCTATTTCTGATAAGTCTGCAACACATTCTTCATGATTGAATGCCCATACTTGTCCTTCAAATACATTAAAGTCTGCCATGTATTCCTGATTAAATTCAGATTCAGACATAGTTTTCTTTGCTTCTTGAATATCTTGTTCGGAAATCCTAGGATTTTCATGATAGGTAGCTTTAATAGAGAACCATTCTGGAAACTCGTCTGAGAATCCTCTATGCCAAAACTCTGCAAACCAATTATTCCTACCCCTTGGAGTAGATATAAAGATTGCTTTTGAGTTTTCTTTATCTAGTGTGGGCCTGAGCGCAACATTGAAAGCATCCCTCCCGTCAACGAGAGCGGCCTCGTCGAATATGATGAGATCGTATGATCTACCCACAACCGAGTCCACTTGGTTAACAGAACCCATACGGATTGTAGAACCATTTGTAAGTTCAATAACTTTATCTTTTGCATTGTCTCTAGTGACCTCCAAGTCAAAGTGCTTAATCAAACTTCTTTGTAATTCAAAAGAAATTTGGGATAGTGAGTAGTTAGGCGACATAAGTAACACATTAGCTCCTGGAACTAAAGTGATTAATTGTCCTATAATATTTGCAATATAAGTTTTGCCCTGCCTCCTAGAAACGGCGGCAGTAACGAAACGATATTTTGGGTTGTTGATTGCATTTATAATGGCGTGTTGAGAAGTATTAGGAGTTATTCCTAACAAATCCATATAGCCGTCGATTGGTAGTTTAATGAAGCGACGTTCATCAAATTTCATCAGACCATCTGATACGATGTCTGTTCTACTTACTTGTATCAATGTAATATCTCGTCTTCAAATAAGTTTTCTTCATCATCTTCTAGTAGTCCTAGAACGAGAGCTTTGTTATATAAGTATACATAAGCAGCGGAAAGATTCTTTAGATTTTCTTCTGCAGGACTTAAACTTCTAGTCTTCTCTGTATTCATTAGTTGTTTCATAAATTTAGTACCATGTACTATTCCTTCATCTAACCAAAGTTTTTGTCCGCTTACCATTATCTTTTCTTTCCTTTGTGTAGCCCATGACGAGCGTGTTGTTTTCCTTTTTTAGTAGCTGCTCTCTTTTTTCTATTAGCAGCTGCAAGTTTCTTTTTACCTGCTGCAGTAGATTTTAATCTAGCAATAGTTTTAGAAGGTGCATAGACTTCTCCAGTCTTAGATGACTTCTTACCACTTGCTGTTCTCCACTTTTGTTTTGTCCACTTTTTCAGGGACTTTTGAGATTTCTTTAGAGCCATTATTTGTTTCTCCAATAATTATCTATCCAGCCTTTGCCCCAATAAAGTAATCCTAACCAAAGCGAAAATAGTATACCATCAATATATGATAGGTTATCCCATGCGCTCACTGGATCCATTACTTTCTGTAGCCTCCTCCGGCCTTCTTGTAAGCTGAAGCTAACATTTGGGCTTTTCTGGCAGACCATTGTCCTGGTGCTCCACCTTTCCCACCAGCTTTTATCCTGTTGAAAAGATTTTTACGCATAGTGGGTTTAGTATAGTTTCCTGCTGAATTTACTGTTGACTTTTTCTTTTTAGTCGTAGCTTTTCTAGGCATTACTTCTTCTTTTTCTTTTTCATCATAGCCATCTGAAGTGCTTTAGGCAACTTCTTCTGTGCTGCGGTTAATCCACCACCTGATTTTTTCTTTCCAGGTTTCTTCATAGGTTTTTTCTTTTTAGGGCGTCCTACTGCTGACCCATATGTTCCTTTTCCTTTCGGCATAGTTTTCTCCTTACCATTTAACCTTGTCGGCCCAATATGCGGCGGACATTTTACCACGCGCTATGTTCTTTGCGTGTCTTGCTTTAAAACTTTTTCTTTTTGCTTTCATTCTAGCAGATTCTCCAGCTTTTGGTGCACCTGCTGTGCTTGCTCCTTTCTGTCCAAATCGAATAGTCTTGATTTGACTTCCAACTTTAGCTACAACTATATGTGATTTAGTTTTGTGTCCAGGTGTTCTTTTAGGCTTATTAAAACCACTAACTCCAGCCCTTTTTAACCTGGGGTCTTTAGTTGCCATTAGTCTACGAATACTGGTGTACCAAATACAGTAGCTACTGCAGCAAAGATTTGATCGCTTGTTTCTTTATATACTATTTCACTACCGAAGGCAGCTACTTTAATGCTTCCCAATGTTACATCGGCAGCGTTTGCTATTGTCACGACTTGAACTGTAGCGGTATTGTTGAAAATCCTAACATAATTAGAATTTAAAAATGTGGAGGCTGCTCCTACGGTAGTACCGCAAGCTGCTTCTGCTCCTAATAGTCTCATTTTCATGATTTTATCCTCTGTTTAACAATTTATCTAATTGTTTTTCTCGAAAGTTACATTTTTTCATAGTTGTGTAATCTTTCAACTTGTGTAATTTCTCTAGTCTTGCCCTATGTTGCATAATCAATATTGCTACAGATCTCTCAATCTTCTGCATTTGACTTGGTAACTCGAACTTTTCGTACAAATCCATAGGCCTCCTTAAAGGTGAAAACAAGCCCCTCTACGGGGCTCATTGTGATAGTTTACTTGTCCTTCGCACGGCCTACGTTTAACGCACACCAATCGATAACTTTGTAAATCTTTTTTAACCAACCGTCATCTACTGGTGTAGGTGTTAAGGCAGCAATTAACGATGCTCCCAATACGATTGTTGGAATTACTGATAAAAATTTAGTAATCCACACTAGAAGATCTAACATATCTTTCCCCTATTTGTCCTTTCGGACACTTGGCTTACACCCAGACTAATTCTGTGCCTGTGAGTAAAGTCCCATTGAACCACGGTAGGCAATTTGACCTTTGTTCGTCAAATCCCATCATTCTAACTGCGGTTACGGTTGTGCCATTAGATACCATTCTGTATAACATATTGGTATCTTTCGTACAAATAAACAAGCCTCCGAAGGCTCCACTAGTATTGTTAAATTTTCTTGCTTCTGTTAAATTTTTTGCAACAACTGTTAATACAAAGGAGCTAGGTCCGTATGTAAAAGTTGGATTAAAGCCAGTATATGACTCTTCCCCGATCAAGGAGAATGATTCATTACTAGCGTCTACTGTAATTGTGGATTTATGGGCATGTACTACAAAGTTTTTTGTTACACTATTTCCAAGAAGCGGAAAGTTTTGCTGTAACCTTGTTTCTGATATATACTTTACAGAGTGTCCTAACGATGCTCTGTAGTATTCCTTTGTTTCTGCCATTGTTCTATTCATTGTTATTTATATTAGGCGTGTAGGTATCTTGTGCAGTCTTTCTTTCTGCTTTAATTAATTTATCTTTTATATCTACTTTGCCGTCCCCATTTAGGTCTTTGCCAGTAAGTATATTCCATAATTTTTTAATCATATTAACCATATAAATATAGAAGTAAGTAATACTCCTTCTCCAAAAGATATCCACATCATTGTATAGTCATCTAGCCCAAGTTTCTCTTGCCAGCCTACTATCCAGTCTCTGTGCCATCCCATAATAATTTCTAATTTTTCCATAATAATATCCCAAAAGGGGAAGAGTCGGGACCTATGAGTTATTTCCGTGTCATGAAATTTATTCATGCATTTACGCTTAGTATTAGGTCACCTACTCTTCAAAAACTTTGAGAATCACCTCCAGTTTAAGTCCATTTACCGAGTGGACACTCAGCCCATCTAATTTTAGTTTTGAGGGGCATAAAACATTTACACACTTTGCAGTTTCTCCAGCGTTTTTCATATTCTGGACATCTCTCGCAGATTTTTATTCTTTCTGCGTGAGGAAGCTTTTTCTTCACTTCAAAGTTTTGGGTAAAAAATTCTTTCTTTGTCTTTGCAAGTTTTTCTTGCGGGCTAGTAATTTTTTAATTCTAGTTGCCATGGCAGGTACTTCCTCTGTTACGACTTCTCCTGTATTGTCTTCAAAGCCTTCGACTGCTTTAGCCAAAGCTTCTTCCATCTTGCTTGTTTTATTCTTCGCCATTGACATGTTCCATTGCTAGTTCTTCAGTAGCAAACATAAGTAAGACTCCTTTGGAATCTCTAAGTTTCCAAACTCCTCTTACACAATTTAATTCCCATCCTTCAGGTAGTTTATTACCTTTGGCTTTAGGTGATTTTGTTAAATCTTTCTTTTCGTATTTCATTTCCATAATTATTCCTAGTGCATAGTTATCATTGTAACTACGATTCCTGATAAAGTCACAAGTAAAAAACCTGCGCATCCTAATAGGATAGATTCTATTCTAGTAGTCTTCTCATCGATTCTATTAAATCTAGTATCAGACGCTTCTTCAATATCTGCTATCTTATTAAAAATTGTTTTCCAACGCTCTGCGCATATAGCTTCGTGTTTCTCTAACGCTGCTGCTACTGTTTCCACTGAATCCATATATCCCCTTAAATTTCTTGTGGAAATATCCACATCTATAGTGAAAATTATATCAAAATATCAACTTCTTGTCAAGTACTATTTTCGTATGGTATAGATTTTAACTGGTTCCGACTTGCCTTTGACAGTGACTTCGTCAAGAAACTCGTAATCATTTTTACTACCTTTACTGTGCTCAGATATAATTAAGTCTACGTCATATTCTTTACAAGAGGATTCTAGTCTCGCTGCAAGATTTACAGAATCTCCAAGAACACTATAATCAAAACGAGTACTAGAACCAAAGTTACCTACAACACATAGTCCTGTATTAATTCCAGCTCCTGTATGAATTTGGTCAAGTCCTTCTTCTTCAAGTTGTTTATTTAGTTCTGCTAGAGCTTCTCTCATCTCGAGTGCGGCTTTTATTGCGTTCTCTCTGTGCCATATATCTTCAATTGGAGCTCCCCAGAAAGCCATAATGCAGTCTCCCATGTATTTATCTATTGTACCGCCATGCTTGAGAATTATCTTAGTCTGATTGTCAAGAAAACGATTAATCAGATTCGTAAGTCCTTGTGGATTTTTTTGATATTTTTCTGAAATCGGTGTAAATCCTCGGATATCCGAAAAAAGAACAGTTAGTTGTTGCGTCGAGCCACCCAATCTCAGTAATGATGGGTCTTCCTGTAATTTTTTCACAAGGTCGGGGCTAACATACGTCCCAAATTGTTGTTTGATTCGGAGTTTTGCGAGATACTCTGTAATAAAACTCTTGAATGTTACAATACTCCAAAACAAAATGGAGATAACTACGACACCGCTAAGGTCAATCAAGTAAGAAGATTTATAAGCTGCCAGGACTCCGTAAATAGATCCACCGATTACGATAATTATCATAGGTAGTGAGAAATAAACGCTTCTTGAAGCTAATAAAATCAGCAGTAGAGCCAAAACTGCAGCTCCCAGCTCTACTGTGACATTCCATGTCGGGATGGATGGTGATGTACCTTCAATAAGGTTGTGTAATAGGTTAGCTTGTAACTCGTGAGGCATCATTGCACCTGCTGGAGTCGCTACTGGGTTGACAATTCCTTCTGCGGTAACACCGATGATGATAAATGGAGCATTAATTGGTGCTTCCATAAACTCTGATGCGGATTGTCTATAAAAATTAGTATTCCATTTAAGGAATATGCGTGAATAGGGGTCAGTTGTTATGGTTGGGTAGTTTGGTATTCTTACTGATTC